TAATCTTTTGGAAGCTAGTTATAGTATTAGAAAACAAAACGACTTTATTATAAGATATAAATTTAGTTCTTATTTATATAAATTATTAATAAATAATAATGAATTAGAAATACTGGAAGATTTAAAATTTAAATTTAGAAATTTAAAATATTTTATAATTGATAATCAAATAAAATCAAAATATTTAAAATTCTATAATCTTAAAAAAGATATTAATATTATGGAAAATAATTTAGATCCAGTTGGTATAAATTCTGGAGAAATTGAATTAATTCCATGTACAGATATAGTTTTTGAAAAAGTTAAAGTAAATCAAGATAATTTAAAAATGGTTGATTTAGTTATGGAAAATGACAATGCTCATAACTTTTATCTAGATGGATTACCATTATTAAAAAATAGTGATGGGGATATTTTAGCCGCTATGGCACTATTTTCAAAAGAGGCTGCCAAAGAAGCTACTGAAAATTTTAGTGCTAGTAATAAACAACGATTTGTAAATCCAGCTAATTTAAATATTCAAAACTGGGGTGTTAAAACCGATAGCTTGATGGGGTTATATAACGCTACAAAATAGGATAATATTATGGCTTTAAATACTAAAATATTTATAGAACGTTCTATAAACAAACATGGAAATAAATATGATTATTCAGAAACAGATTATACTGGAATTTTTAATAAATTAATTATTATATGCTCAGAACATGGTAAATTTTTACAAACCGCTAATGATCATTTAAATGGAAATGGTTGTCAAGAATGTGCTAAAATTAATAAATTTAAAAAATTAGATAAAGTTCTAGAAGATTTTAAAAAAGTTCATGGAAATAAATACGATTATTCGAAAGTAATTTATAAAAATTCCAGAACTCCCATCGAAATTATATGTCCTATTCACGGTAGTTTTTTTCAGCAACCAAATGGACATTTATCATATGGATGTGAAAAATGCGCACATAATAAATCTAGAAAAAAATTAGATAAAGTTCTAGAAGATTTTAAAAAAGTTCATGGAAATAAATACGATTATTCAAAAGTAAGTTATAAAAATAATGTTAAAAATATCGAGATAATATGTTCTAAACATGGATCATTTTTTCAAAGCCCATTGAATCATCGAAATGGGGCAGGCTGCCTAAAATGTAAAAATTCACTTGGTGAAAATAAAATAAGAAATTATTTAGAAGAAAATAATATAGAATATATTCAAGAAAAAACTTTTAAAGATTGTAAATTTAAAAAAGTTTTGCCATTTGATTTTTATTTACCAGAATTAAATATCGTAATCGAATTTGACGGAGAACAGCATTTTAAAAAGGTGGACCATTTCGGTGGAGAAGAATCTTTTAAAATTACGCAAAAAAGAGATTTTATAAAAAATGAATATTGTAGAAATAACAATATAAAACTTATGAGAATACCGTATTATTACTTTAATAATATAGAAGAATTCTTAGAATACAAATTATAGATATAAATAAAATAATAAGATAAGGAAAACAATAATGCAGGCAGCAGTACAAACAACACAAGAAATAGATTTTACTCAAATTATGAACGAAAATGATATTATTACATATTGGAATAAAATTTTTAAAGTATCCGAATTTAAAGAAGATGAAACGGCTAGAATAGTTTTTCAAGCTAAGGTTAAACAAGAAATTCGTGGAAAATATGAAAATATAAAAGATTTTGAAATTACAGATAATATTCAATTAAGAACTCCATTAGATTTAATAAATTATTTAAAAAATAAAATTGTTTCTTTGCCTCATCATGATTGCGGTATTTCGATAAGTACCGGAATATTTGAATACGATCCAAAAAATGTTAATGAAAAAGGCAATGTAAAAGCTCCAAGTATAAATACTTTCAAAAAATTAAGTACTATTGTATTAGATATCGACGCACATATTAAAGGAACTAAAGAAAGATTTCATGTTTATACATTAGATGAAAATTATCAAAAAGTAGTAATTATTCGAAGTTATTTAGAATTATTTTCATTGTTAAAACAACATGGTTTCGATTCAGTAATACCTACTTTTAGTATGGTAACTGGGGGAGGTATCCAAATAGCTTTTGATTTCGATCAAGAATTATATGCTGGGGATGCAAAATTAATTTTTAATAGACTTGGTTCTATTATCGGGAAACATACTTTTGGTGTTCTTGTTAAAGATATTATGGGAAATTTTTCAGAAATAGTTATGGATTTCGATGCATCGTTTAAAGATATTTCTCATACTCAACGAGCCGCCGGAATAGTGCATCAAAAGTATGGAAATATTCCAACATTCTTTACCATTGGAACAACTGGTATTTTTAACTTTTTCGAACAGAATTTATTAAAAGAAGAATTTACTAAATTAGTAACAGAAATCGATAACGAAATTTTAGCCAGCGGATATACTGATATTCAAAAGAAAAGTTATGAAGATTATTATATAAACGTAATTAAATCTTTTCAAAAGTTAAGTGAAGAAACTCAATTATTGGCTTTTCCAAAAGAAATATTAGTAGAAGATGCAAGAATTGATTTGGCTCAAAATAAAAATAATCTAAATATTTTAAATACTAGTCCATTAGAATATGAATTAGTACAAAATCTTAAACAAAAAATTCAAGACGGATTATTTAATTTAAATATTTTATTTCCAGAAGTTAATTTCGAAGATCATGGAAGCTATTGGAAAATTAATTGTCTGTTTCACGAAGAGACTAAACCAAGTATGGCTATTTATAAAAATTCTTTAAAATTTGAAGATTTTCATGATAATTCTTCTTATACTATAGTAGAAGCTTTTATGAAAGTTCATGATCTTAATAAAGGCGACGCAATTAATAAAATTGCAGATTTGGCTGGAATTAAATTCAAGAAAACAGATAGAAAAGAATTTGAAAAAATGGAAATGGAAGAACTTATTGAAGTTCTTATTGATAAAATTAATCAGGATGATTATGTTTATTATAGATTAGCTAATAAAAATAGAGCTTGTATTATTAGACATATTGATTCAGGAGAAATTTATTCATTCGATGGTATGGTAATGTTAGCTAATCATGTTCTTAGTAATCAATTAAATGTTACCGATATTGATTTCGAATTTCAAAAAGAATTCGCTAGGGCATTCGAAAGAAAAATTCTTATAGAAGCTTTTGAAGAATTTCAACCTGGTAAACCAACAGTCTTTCAGAGAAATTTTATTAAATTTGTAAATCTTTGGGTACCAAGTAAAAATTATGAAAAAGCCCATTCAAGAAATGATGAGCTTAAAGAAGAATTCCCAGAACAAATGGAACTATCAGATACTATTATTATGCTTAAGGAAAAAACTCCCTGGACATATAAATATATTCTTCAATTAGTACAGAGGGGTGATTTAGGGTGGTTTATTAACTGGTTAACAGCTACTGCTAATCATTATGTACTTCCTACTATTCCGGTTTTCTTTGGGGTTCCTGGAGCTGGTAAAAACTTATTCGTAAGTACTATTTTAGAATGGTATATAAATTCAGAGTTTACTAAAATTCTTAGTACTGATAGACTTATGTCAAATTTTAATAGTATTTTAGAAAGTTGTTCTTTAATGGTACTGGACGAAGGGGATTTTAGTACTCAAAAAAGTAATGACGCTTTAAAACTTATTACTGGTTCGGATAAACTTTTAATAGAGAAAAAGGGAGTCGATACTCAATCAAAAACTAAGAAATTAAATATAATGATGTTTAGTAATGGTCAAGTTCCGGCAAGACACCCAAGTTCAGATAGACGTATGGTTTATTTTAATTCTGAAATTACTTTATTAGAATTAACGGAATCTCTTGGAGTAAGTATAGAACAATTTGTAAGTAATGTTAAAGAAGAATTGGAATTATTTTGGGCAATTATTTTAAATAATAAATTAGATAAACCAAAAGCTATGACAAATCTTAAAAATGCTACTTTTTATACCCAAATTTTAAAAATGCATCCGTTTGGCGAATTAGTACTTTTAATGTTAAAAGGCGAATGGAAAGATATTGGATTACAACTTAATGAAAATGTATCCGATCCATTAATGATGAAAAATAACCTCGAATTACTCGAACAGATTAAATTACAATTTTCTAAAAGTGGAAGTATTTCTTTAACTCTTATTAATAGATATTTACAAAGTCTTAATTTTAAAGTAAGTACAAGTGTTCAAAGATTCTTAGCTAATAATAATTTAGAATTTTTTGGAATAAGTATCGAAATAAAAGATAACGAAGTTGTTTTAGTTATTAATAAAAAGAAACTTGAATCTTCATTAAGCTCTTCTAATATTATTTTAGAAGAGATTCCAGAAATTACTAAAAAAATCAAAAGAGTTCAGACTAAAATTAAAAAAATGAATCCTTTAGATACTTTAAGTGTTGGAGAGAATTTAATAGCTGAAGAAGAAGTTCAATACGAAGAAGAGAAAAATAATTTATCTTCTTTAAATCAGCCTCCACAGCAGCAAAATATACCAGAACCTCCAAAATTAAAAACTATAAATTAATAGCGAATAATTTAGGAAACTATTAATAGTTAACTATTCATGGTACTACCATGAATAGTTTTCCTGTCGCTAATTTTTAGAACATTCTAAAAATTAATATATTTTGTCGAGAGAAATAAAAGGATATATCTATCCTTTTATTTCTTATTATTTATTATCTCCTTTCTTTTTTGGAATATAATCATATTCCTGTTCCATTCTCTCATAGCATTTTTCTATCTCTTTTCGAAAATAGTTAATTTTTGCGAAAAGTACATTACGAGCCTCTTTTTTATAAGCTGCTCTAATACCTGCTATTTTTTCGGTTTCTAAGGCTTTATCAAAAGCCTCTAATTGTTTACTTAATTCCATTAACCCTTTACCATCATAAGGGTTCACATATTTTTCTTTTTCAGCCATAATAACCTTTCTTCTCTCATCCTCGAGAGGTATTAAATAATCCAGCTTTAGGATTATGCTATTAATTAACTTATATTAAGTAACTTGGGTTTAAAATTAAACCCTAATAAAGGTTAACATTATTAACTTTTATTAAGGTTTAAAGAGGTCTCCCGTCGAAGACCTCGAGGTAACACATATTTATATAGCGGATGCACCGCTCGAAAAAGATATATACAACCACGAAATATATCTTTATCTGATTATAAAATATCTATGTAATAATTAACTTATTTTAAAGTCTTTTTATATCTTCTAGAACTAATTCTTATATAAAATCAAAAGAGATTAAAATGAAATTAGAAATAAATAAAGAATTAATATTAGAAGATTATACTCAATATATGATGGATCATTGGTCAAATGATCCAGAAACAAATGAAGCAAATTTTGAAAAAGTTAAGGTCGCTGGAACTCCAGTAAAACATTATATTCAAAACGAAAGAATATTAAATAAAGATCCAGAATACCATAATAAATATATTCCAACTAGACCAGCACTAGATCCAGATAATTATAAAAATAATATAATACCAGAACGCTATCCATATTTTAATAACGATTCTGTAGAAATTATTAGGAAAGGTATAAATGGAAACGTTGGTCATAGTAATCATCCAATTGGAACATTTCAAACAAGCAATGTGAATTTAGAACAAGGAGTTCAAAATACGCATGATTGGCAAGTGCGTTTGGGACAAATTGAAAATTCAGGCCACACCTATGGTGGAAATAAATTTACTTCCGCAAAAGGATTATATCAATTTACAGATGATACTGCTACTACCGATTTAACCAGAGGAATAAGAGATAATTTATTACATAAAGAAACCATGCCTTGGGTAGAAAAAGCAGCTAAAGATTTATATTATGATAAAGAACAAGGCAAATATATAAGTAATATAAATGTTTCGGAATTGAGTAGACCAGAGATGACGAATTTATCATTAATCCACCAAATTAGTAATGGTTATGGTAAACATCATTTTCATAATATACCTGAGGGCAATACCGAGGCTCAGTTAAAAACAAATTATTATAAATTACACCATACTCGACCAGATCAATTGACTATTCAAAATGCTAGTAAAGTTTTTAAAACTCCAGTACAAAATATACATATTCATCCAGAAAATGAAAACGATACTAAATATATAGTTTCTAAATAAATAAAGAAAATACAATGAAAATACAAAAGGAATATCCATGCCAATAAAATTATTAAATGTCGAGAAATTTATTAATTCTCCAGAATCTGGTCCAAAACCAACACGACCAATAAAAACAGCTAAAACTTTTACAAGAAATCAAAACAATGAAATAATTCCAAATTCTGGAAGTTTTTACGATCCAAGTATTTTTGGTTTTAGTTCTAAAGAAATATTTGATCAATTCGCTTATATAAAATTACAAGAACCTATACTGCACCCATTTATATATAAAAATTTAGGAAGTCTTGGTGGACTTTTTAATAAATGTTTAAATAAAGATATAAATTGTATTGTCAATAATGGTGTCCTCGAAGATGCTTCTGCTTCCAGTAATCCAAATACTGGAGGAAATGGAGTTAATTTTATAATTAATAACTGGAACAAAATTAATTTTAATAAATATAAAAATGAAAAAAATAAAGATTTTGTTGATTTATTACAACACGATAAAAACTTAATAATTATAGATAAAATTCCAGTTATTCCAATAGGTTATAGAAATTATTCCAATAAACATGGAATGATCGAAGAAGATGAAATTACGGATATTTATAAAAAAATAGTAAATATTAATGAAAGTAAAGATTGGGTAAAAGAATTGGATCAAGTGGGACAGAATGAGTTTGAACAAGTAATTCAAAGTATTTATAAAAATACTTCTAAAAAAGAATACGTTCAAAAATATTTAAATACATTATACGAATATTTTTTAAATAAATTAAATGCTAAAGATGGATTCTTCAATGCTTCCTTATTTGGTAAACGTGTCGATAATGTTGCTAGATATGTTGCAAATGCTCAGCCTGATATTCCAGCAGATAGTGCCGCTTTTCCTTGGCAAGGCTTATTAATAATGTTTGATGTTTTTGTAATAGCTTATTTAAATAAACCAGAATATGAAGAAGTTTCTAAAAAATTAGGAATGAAAGAATTACTTATAGATGATATTGGAAAACAATTAGAATATATTTATAGAAATACCGAGGAGTATTTAAAAACTTATCCACATCATGAAGAATTATGGATTCAATTACTTACCGATATATTTAATGATAATCCAGAAATTAGAGTAATTACTAAAAGGGATCCTGGATGGACTCCGGTATCTTGGTGGGCTTTTAAACCATTAATATTAACGGGAGTCCAATATCAACTTATAGTACCTAGTTTAATTTATGCTCCTATTGGTGGGGATAGTTTCGCCAGTAATTATATTATCAAAGATGATTTATCCGAAACTGCTCAAAATAATATTATTTTAGAAGACGATGATTTTGTAATATCGTTACCAAATAATTCAAATAATAAAGTGCAGAAAATTTATAATAGTTTTTCATTAATACAAAATTTAAAATTATCCGATATTAATAATTCATTGGAAATGGAAGACGAATTTGAAGCGTTTATGGAGACTGCTGGAATTAGGAGAATATAATGGCAATTAAAATAGAAAATAGTACAAATTTATATAATTCTAAAATTATTATTCCTAATGCTTTTAAACCACCAGAATGGTTTTTTAAAACTAAAGAAATATATAGAAAAGAAATTTTAGATAGTATTAAAAGAAATAATTTTTTAGATAAAGAATTAGTAAAAAAAATAATAGAAGAAATATTGGAAAATAAAATTAAACCGAGCTATCCTTTAAATAAAGAAAATATTGGAAAACTATATTCGGAATTATACAATGTTTTTGAAAATGATGTTTTTATTTGGAAGTACCAATTAATTTACGAACTTGGTTTCTTTTTAAGTACCTTAAAACCAAGTTCATTTTCTCCAGAAAGTATGATACTTCCGGAAAAATTTAAGAAAGAAAAGGAACGTATTAAATTACAGTACGAAAATTCGCCTAAAAAAGAAAAAGATATTATTAAAGCGAATAAAGAATTGGATAAATTAGCAAAAGAAGTTATGAAATATTTCAGAGAAAATAATATATCAGTAGCTGATTTAATTGATTCTGGTTCCAAAGGTTCCGTAGATGATATACGTAAACTACTTTTAGGAGTTGGTTTAAGTATTAATTCAAAAGGTGAAATAAACGACGTTATTTTAAAAGCTCATTCGGAAGGTTTGGAAAAAACCCAATTCTTTAATTATAGTTCTCAGGGTATTGTATCATTATATTCTAAATCAATGAATACTGCTAAACCTGGTTATTTAATTCGCCAATTATACACAATTATGGAAAATTTAGAATTATCGAAAATTCCTGACTGTGGAACGAAAAGGTATTTTGAATTTAAAATACCAAAAGGTAAAGATGGTAAAAAAATATTATTTAATCTTAAAGGAAGAGTTCTCGAAAATGGAGAAACAATAGACCATGAAGATGAAAGTTATCTTGGTAAAAAAGTTAGATTAAGAAGTGCTTTATATTGTCAAGCTAAAGATGGAATATGTAAAATATGCTATAATCCATTAGCAGCCGAAGAATTAAAAATGGTTCCTGGTAGTAAAATTGGCCAAATTTCAGTTGCTTCGTTAGCAGAAAGTTTAGTAAATATAACATTAAAATCAAGCCATGTTGGTTTATCATTGGATAGTGAAGAAGTGGATCTTACAAAGGATATAGAAAGATATTCCAAGTAATTATAACTATAACTAAATAAAATAAATAAAAATAAGGAAATTATAGATGAAAAAAATCGAATTAGAAAAAACACTTGCTGAAAAATTAGATATCAGTAATAAAGAAGCAGAAAGAATTTTAGAGGCTGTTGTTAACACAGTAGTGGCTGGCGTTAAAGAAACTGGTGAAGTTCCATTTGGTAAAATTGGAAAATTTAAATACGTTGATGTTAAGGAACGTTCTGGTGAAATAAACGGCGTAAAATGGACCAAACCTGCTCATAAAACTATTAAATTTAGTCTATCTAAGTTTGGTAAAGAACTTTAATATGTGAGGCTTCGGCCTCACATATTCCTGTCGTAGAATATTTAAAAGGCAATAACTATTAATAGTTAACTATTGATAGTTCGAAGTATCAATAGTTAGTATAGTTATCTATATATAATAACTATTAATAGTTATAGGATATTTATAGTTCGTATAGATATTTTTATAATTAAGGAAATAAATATGAGTAAAAAATTTACACAGGAAGAAATTATAAAAAAATTTAAAAAAGTTCATGGTGATAAATACGATTATTCAAAAGTTAATTATATTAATTCCAGAACTAAAGTAAATATAATTTGTCCAGAACATGGAGAGTTTTTACAAACTCCAAGTAATCATTTGAAATATAATTGTCCAAAATGTTCTAATTTAAAAAAATCAATAGAAAGTCATATAAAAGATTTTAAAAAAATTCATGGAGATAAATACGATTATAGTAAAGTCCAATATATAAATACTATGACTAAGGTAGAAATAATATGTCCCAAACATGGAAGTTTTTTTCAAACACCTATGTCTCACAAATCTGGAAATGGTTGTCCAAAATGTTCTAAAGAAAAACAATCTGGAAAATTATCTAATTTTTTAAAAACTTTGTCGAAAGAACATTTCGACAAATACGATTATAGTAAAGTTAATTATACAAATAGATTTAAAAAAATAGAAGTAATTTGTAAAAAATGTAATAAATCATTTTGGTGTATACCAAATAATCATTTAAAAAATAATTCGGAAAATACATTTTGTCCAAATTGTTATATTAATAAAAATACATATACCAAAGATAAAATTATCTCCGAGTTTAAAAAAATTCATGGAGATAAATACGATTATAGTAAAGTTCAATATATAAATACTATGACTAAAGTAGAAATAATATGCCCAGAACATGGAAGTTTTTTTCAAAGACCAAATGATCATCGCAATGCAGTTGAATGTCCAAAATGTGCTCAAGAAAATTCCGAATCAAAAGGTGAAAGAAAAGTCCGAGAATTTCTAGAAGAAAATAATATTAAATATTCCCAAGAGGTTAAACTATTTGATAATTATAGAT